ATCAAAGTCCACAGTCTTTTCAAAGAACACCAACTTGGTAGAAGAATTTACATTGGGTGCCACAATCTCATCAAAGAAATCTGGGTCATCTGCAACTCCGTCTGAATCAGAATCTTGGTAACTTACCACCACTTGGAAGTCGTCCACAAATCCGTCGCTGGCCACTGGCTGCCCAATGATGCTTAGGGCAATATCGCCTGGCAATGGTACGTTACTGTCAGGCAAAGAATTGGTTTTTAGAACTTTTACAAAATCACTTATCACTGTGCCAGTACGACTGTCGTATATGCGTTGATTTGTTTCAAAGAAAAATCTAGTTTGTAACACGCTACCAAACGAATATACCAAGGCTCTACTGGTCACTGTGTATTTGATGCCATCAGTTATAAATTTAATCAACCATGATTCGTCAGCACCGGTGCCTGACTGATCTTGAGCATCGGCTAAACTAAAATCATTTGTGGTGGTGTTTAAGTTGGTTGATGTAATCAAATACCATGTGGCAGTTTCGTTGTCGTATCCTAACCCAAAATTACGATACAGAATAATTTGATCTGCAATGCTAGTTTCCAAGCTAGGTGTTAAATCAGTCACCAACACAGGAATTACTTCTGTAGGAATTGCTCCAGTAGGAATAAAATTGTTTAGTACCACCGGACCTGCACCATTGCTAAAATTACCAATACCTTGATTGGTACCATCAAGATAAATGGCACTGGGGCTTGCCCATACTGTTAGTTTTTCGTCAGCTCTTATTGGTTCTCCCAATTGCAATCGATTGTTGGAATCAAAATAATAGCCAGCTGGTGCTGCAAATTTTATCAATGAACTTACTAGAATGTACTTGGCATTGCTACTGCTGTAAATGCCTATTGGAGTGGGAGTATTAGATGAGTTCTTGAAGTAGCCAGAAGTTTCATTGGCCAATGTAGTGCTTTGATTCCAAGTTAAATTCAGTGGTGTAAGACTTGGGCGTGGAAAATTAGCATAGTAAAATTGTATAAAACTATTTTGTATCAACAATGGCTCTACACTGTTGGCCAGTATACTGGCAATATCGTTACGATTTGCCCAAGTAAAAAAGAATGTAGGCAGTTGATTGTCTTCCCATAGCGCACCATCACTGCCAAAGCTGTTGGTTGAAGAATACTTGCCAGTGTTATCTACTAGGTCAAGATAGCGACTGGTTCCAATAGATGCACGATTCAATGCTTTGGATTTGATAATTGAATTGTACAAGGTAAAGGGAAAATTGTTGTAATCTTCTCCGTTGACCATGCGATTCTGTGTGTAGTAACGGGCCGGAGCACGTTGTTTGATTTCGTCTAGTGTTTCTCTAGGCTGCGCATTACTCACTGGTATGGTAATGCCACAAGTGAATGTTACAGTTTCTAATTGTCCAGTGCGGCTGATGTAGCTGATGGGAACTACTACATTTTGCATCTCTTCTGGATTGATAATGTATGCCAATCCATTGCTGGCTCGAACATAGCAACGAAACAATCCCACTGGAATTGTACTGAATACGCCGTCACCAAATGTCAACGTGATCTGATCATTGGATCTACTGGTTACCGAAAATAATTTTCTTTGATCAGGGGCAAGTTGTTCTGTTGCAGCAGCAAACACACTTTCCACAAACTTCCATTCAAACTGCACATCTCCCACAGTATCCAATTGATACAACCAACGATCTTGATTGTTAACGCCTTCAATATTGATTGGCACAGTACGGTTAGACACTCGCTCGCCAAGATTAAAGTCTTGGGTTTGCAATACACCTTGTTTGAAATAGAAAAAGTATCCGGTGTCGGCTGCTGAAAAACCCAGTTGATCGTTTCGGAACAACAAATTAAAAATGCCATTGGCCAATGGGCTGGGCTCGTAAACATAATCTTCGCCTACTGAGGTTGAACTCACAGCTTCAAACGGCATGTTTACTCCGTCCACCACAGCAGTGTACGGAATTACTGGCAAGAATCCAGGCACCAGATTGATGCCGTATTCAGCTGTGTCAACGCCTAATACAGTTTGACGATTGCCTGGTTTTCCCACACGTTGAGTGTTTACTAGACACGCATTGATAATTGCTGTGAACTGTTCTTGCCAGTTAAAGTTGGTGGGATCATTCCAGTTTACAGTGACATTGCTTAGGTTAATGCCGTTAAAATCAAACACATTTTCTGTGGTTTGAATGTTGAATACTTTGAGATAGCCTTGAGCAGCTTGGTTACGTTTGGGAGTATAGCTCACAAGATTTGCTAGTTTTACCACCGAGTCTCTGCGTTCTGCGGTATCTAGATAGTTTTCTCTTGTGTTTAAATCGTTACGGAAGGCCAATGCCTGGCCCATAAATGCCATTACATCTAGTAATGCAATGAATTCCGAGCTTTCAATGTAGTCATTGTAGCTTTCAGGATAGTATTGACGTATGTAATCTACAAAACTTTTCCGCAGAGTCTCAAAGTCGTAGCTTTGAAAGTCAGCTTCGCGATAAGTTTGGTAGATGCGCTTCCAATCTTCAACGCCAAATATTACTGTTTGTCTTGTAGTGCGTGCCATGATAATCCGTTTGATTTATTTATGGAAAAAATAAACGGCTTAGTTATACGTAACTGGCTCGTCGTTGTTCTTGATCAAAAAAGATACTTAGTCGTTCAACGTCGGTGCTAGGCACAATCTGAAGTTCCAATTCGATCAATATACCATTTTCCTGAGGATACGCATTTGCGCTGTAGATTGAGATCCTAGGATCGCCGGCAGCCACACGCTGAACTTCGGCTAAAATTGCTCGTTCGGTAGTGGTGTCTTGAGATTCAAACACATAATCATAGATTACTGTGCCATAACCTGGACGTCCAGGCAACTGTCCTTGTCGAATACCAAATGCATTCAGCAGATCACGTTTGACCAATTCAAAATCAGTGAGTGTGAATTTTTTATATCTGTCAATGGTGCTGAATCCAATAAATGTGCTCATGCTTTATTTAGTGCTCTGAAAGTGCAAATCCAAGGTTAGGCAGATTGCGTAGATATTTTATAGTGTCAACAATGAAATCAAGAAGACGACGGCGTCTTTTTTTAATTTGAGTATACTCAGTCAGATAGCTTTCTCGAAGATCGTAAGGAGATATAGACTCTAAATCAAAATAAGGTGTAAACGTAGATGAATTTGCTTCATCATAAAGTGCATTCAATTCTAGTAATTTTTGTTTGATTTGATCTGGCGGGTCATCGGCCTGTACCTGACTGCTGACAACTTTGGCCAAGCTCTCAAGTTTATCAAGATTAGCTTTGCTGGCAGCAATAGCAGCTTTCAACTTTTCTTCCGCAGTGGCTTGTTTGGCTGGCTCGGGCAGCAACGGCAATCCACGATTGGCACGTTCTTCGTTCACCCGAGCTAACACCAATTCATCTGTGCCAGTGTATGTTAGATCTTCATCTTTTGTGTTGGAATAAAAACTGCCAGGATTAATTGTTGGTATCTTAGAATTGCCCACAATGCTGGCAACACCAGCATTAATTGTGGCACGATCTACTGTTTTAGCAAAACCTTTGGCTTGTTGTATACCTGCTTGTAAAGGATTGCCACCGCCTGCTAACTCAGCGTTTGCATCGGCAAATGACTGAGAGAAGTCAGCTTGTTTTGCAGTTTCGTTCAGTTGATTGACCAGGTTGCCAGGTGCCTGACCTTTTGCCCACTCTACAGCAGGACCGGTTCCAAATTTAGTGGCATTTTGCAATAACGGTCCTAGTTTTTCAGCGCCTTCGGTGCCATCTATAGCACCCAACTGTTTGAGTTGACTTAGATTTGAATCCATTAGACCTTGTTGTACCTTACCTTGCAGTTTGACATCACCTAATACTTTGGCAAGGCTGGTGGCACCAGCAACGCCAGTCCATACTGCGGGGCTTTGCAAAATGCTGGTCAGTTGTGCGGGGTTTTGTGCAATTTGTTCAGCCACTCCGGGTTTTATTAGCCCTGACAACTGCAATTGATTGGCATCTAATCCAAACTTGCCCAGGCCTTTTTCATTGGTTATCACGTCAGACGCTTGACCAACTGCGGCGCCTGCTTGGCTCACTAGTCCTTGTACCTGTGTGGAATTCAATGTGCCAATGCTGGCCTGACTTACTTCTTGTCCCACAAAATCAGCTGCCCCAATGGGGTTGTTGATTGCCACACCTCTAAGATCAGGCAGTGATCCAGTAATGGATTGTAGGTTGGGTTTTAACTGTGATATTGCTGTGCCTAACCCTGCGGCTGCTTGTGTAGCAGCACTGAGAGAATCACCGGCTTTGAGTCCAGCTAGGCTGCCAGTATTGAGTTGTTTTTCAAAAATAGCTTTGGCTTGGTCAAATGTTCCGGCTGGTGGCCCTTTGACTTCTATTTGTTGTCCATCAGGAGTGGTAAATTTAAAGATACTCATGTCTTTGCCTGTAGTTCCCATCCACTTGGCACCGGCTCAGCAGTTGGTGGAGGTGGTGGAGGACCTTCACTAAACGCTACTTCCACGTCCACACCTTCGTTGTGATAGCTATACGGCTCATGAGTGGGTGCTCGTGTCACAATGCTTTCCAATGCATTTGTGTCTGTTTGCCATCCAGTGCTGTAGTCAAACGTAACGTCATCCATAATGCGTTTTGGAAATAGCTTGGGTACTTTTACTGTGCCTGCAGATCCTCCGTTTAGGTCAATCCTGCCGGCTGTTAATGCTAGATCGCTGCCTGCGCCCCAGCCACCTGAGGTGCTTTTCAATGTAAGACTACCGTCAGCACGTATACCTAATTCGTTAGAACTGTACACGGTAAGTGATTTTTCTGCAGCCAAATTCATAGAAGCAACAGCACCAATGTTAACGTCAACGTTACTTTTCATGTTGATATTTCTTCCAGCAAACATATTGATGTCTCTATCAGCATGAAAATTAATATCACCTTGTGTGCGAACATTTACTGAGTTTGTTGCATAGATATCCACAGTTCCTTCACTGCCTAACT